CATGCGCCCTTGCCCGAGGGTGTCCATCCACAGCTTGGGCTTGATGCCGCAGCGTTGTGTCAGGATGAACCCATCGAACATGGTGTTGTGGCAGCGCACAGCGCTGTTGGCCCAGTCGAAGTTGCCGTGTAGCCAGCCAATAGTTTCCAGCTCAGTGCCAGAGAACCACACAGCATCCTCGTCGTTCTTGATGACAGACACCCCGATGATCTCAAACCGATCGTCGTTGATGTACGCATCCGTCTGCATCTTGCTGAGACTGAACTGCTGGTCGTAGTAGGTCTCTAGGTCAACGGTGAGGATGTCCATTACTTGCCCTCAAGCTCGATAAGCAGCTCAATGTAGTGCTTAGCTTTTTCCAAATCTTTGATGCCATTCTTCGCCCTCCAGCGTGATACGTACTTGATGACGTTGCCCTCAAAGTACCCGATGCCATTGGCGTGGATGTACTCAACGGGTTGAATGGCCAAGTCTTTGTAGTGGTTGCCCGCCACTTGCACGTCGAGGGCACTCATGCCGTTCGCGCCTTTGCTCAACATGCCCTGCATTACTTCTTCCTCTTCAGCAGTCCAGTCGGTCTTGGCCAAGTCAGGGAACATTTCAATTTGCTGCATCGTTTTCTCCTGTGTTGATGACGTGAAGTGTCATATGCGCTGTCGCATACATCTGCTCCATGGCCTGCCGCAATCGCAGGGCTTCATAGAACGCGTTGTTAAGCTGATGCCGCAGGTAGCGGTTCTCAGCTTTTGCCTGTTCGAGTTCGTAAGTCAGTTCGTCGTTCATCATTCTACGCTCCTGTCGAACGTCGGCAGTGGTGCCCAGTGAGTCCAGCCGTCAGCATCGCGCCAGCTACCAAGGACTGCAACGCCTAAGCGTTTGTCGATCAGCAGCATCTTCGCACTCAGCGGCGGTGAATGTTCTTTGGCATCAAGCCAGTGGTTGTTCACATCGACCACAGCAAAGCGGTCGTGGGTGAGTTTGTGCTCTGTCACTTGGTCTCCTCTATGCGTACTCTGACGCGGATTGGTTGCGCTGTTACGCCACTGATCTTCTCGACTCTCATGGCAACTGCGGAAGCGTCTACTTTCTTCGTGTACAGAAGCGGAACTCCGTCAAAGCTGCGGAAGTTGCGGCCTCTGAGCTTGATGGCCCATGCCTTAATGTCTTTCTTCATGACAGCGACTTCCATTTGCTCTTGGTCATTCTTCGTCCCTCGGTGTGCTTTTGCGCTCGCGCCAGATTGCATAGCCGCACAGCAAGCCGTGAAACCAAGCTACGCCGATCATCAGCCATGTTTCGGGGTCAATTTCTCTCATGTGTTCCCCCTTACTCGGATGGCGGTGGCAATACTTTCAGCGGTATCGCTGCTACATACGTCATATTTAACATCGTAGTCATCACACACCTTTGCACAAGCCTCTCTTTCGGCCTTAACAGCAGCGTTCCAAACACCAATTGCTAGTGCGGTGTAAGCATTTGCAGGGCCTTGAGCGCACAAGTCCATGTCGAGGTGAACGAGGTTAAGGTCTTTGTCTACACGCGCCCATTCTGAGCCGGGTTCAGCGTAATCCCACACAACCTTGTCATTACCTTCTTCGTCTTTCACGGTTTCCATTTTGATGGTTCCTTCAAACGGATAAGTCATGTCTTCCCCCTTGCTCGGATGGCGGCGGCAATTTCTTTGCCATGTTTGTACCAATCAGGGCCGCCAGCAAAAACATTTAGGGCAGGGTGTACGCCAAGCGTTTCTGCTTTCTTTGCACACGCCTCACGCTCTAGTTTCATTACCCACTCCAGCTTTTCATCTTCTCCAAGATGCTGCCAAGTGTTCATGTAATCTGCTTGAGCGTTCCAAGCAGCAATAATTTGTTCAGTTGTCATGTGTTTTTCTCCTTGAGTTTGGCTTCGATGGCGTGATAAAACTCGGTGGCATCTTCAGTGTTTGCAAAACAATCCGCCTGTTCTAGCACCGTCAGCCCAACCCATTGCCGCTGTGCTGCGGGTTGGGTGGTGTCCTCAATCGCGTCATACGCCATTGATCGGATTTCCCACAAAGCATCAGGCACGGCTGGCCCTGTCGATTTGTCGTGGGCGTAGTCGCCAATTGATTCAAGGGCACGATTCAGCCGACTTATCAAGTTCCACGCATCCCAATCTGGCACAGGTGCTGCAAGGGCTTGCTTGATGGCGGTGATGGCTTCTTTTCCAACGCCCTCAGTGTTCCCACCACAGTTAATCAACAACGCCTCCAATGCGAGCTTCAATGCTTCGTCTTTCATTTGATGATCCTCAGAAAAGCACCGCATCGGGCGCACTTGTAAATAGGCTGGCCCTCAACAGGCTCCCACATATGCTGTTTGCAGTCGGTCATGTCTTCTCCAACTTCCAAGCTACAGCCATTTGTCTTAGGCAGTTGTCCCATGTGTCCGCGTCAAACGGTAAGCTGGCTTTGGGGTTGTTGGGAATACCCCAGTACTTGGTCTTTCCATTGGGTAGAACAAAGCTGCCCCGAACAATGTAGCAGCCCGGACCCATATAGAAGTTGTCCGGTAACTGCTTTATGTCTATGGGTTCATTTAGTACAAAGCCTTCTTCAATAAGTGTGTTGTACCGGCTCGAACCTACACAATGACGGTTCCAGTTTTCTACAATGTCTTTGTAAGTCATGTCTTCTCCAATATAGGTGTCATCTTCTTCAGGCGGAACTCTTCGCGGACAAGCGCAATGGCTTCGTCCATATCTCTCAGAGTCACCACCTCCATCTGTGCATCGTGCAGCTCCATGAACTCGTTGAGCGCAGTCATCTCAGCGGCCTTCAAAATGAACCGACCAGACTCAGCGCCTCGCTTTCCCACAGCACGCAAAGCCATCAGCCCTTGCTTGACCACATCGCTGTAGTCTTTGCCAAAGCCCATACGCAAAAAGGCTTCTGTGATGTTGCCCATGGCAATCAGTGTGTCTATGTCAGCGCGTGTTGCCCTACCCTTGGTCAGTGAGTCCAGTGCTGCATGGTTCTTGATCTTGAGGTCAACTAGGAACGCTGTATGCGAGCGCACAGGAGACAGGCTCTCCATCACAAATCCCATGGGATTAAGCAGCACATGTTTGGGCTTGTATTTACTGCGTTTGCGCATGTCACTTCCTGTTCAAGAACTTGACCCAGCACTTGGCGCAGTACCACTTCTCGCGCACTCGCACGCCGCCCAATGCCTCAGAGCGGTAGTTGCATTTATCGCAGAGCTCTAACGGTTGCTCGTGTTTGTACTGGGGCGGTGTCTGTTGGTTTGTCATTGAGTGGTTTCCATCCGTATTTTTTCCAAGTTGCTTCGACGTCACTTGATGACGTCCATTTGTACCGTGGGTGCTCAACGGGAATCCACGGCATTGTCACGCTCTGAACTCGCAAGCCTTTGTATTCGATGCTCATGATAGTTTGCCTCATGTTATTTTCTTGAACGCAATGGTGCCGACAACATCGCCACGATGCACGACGTCGTACCAGCTACCTTCCTTGGTCGCACCAGCACGCGCCATGTCACTCAACATCACCGTCATTGAACGGCCCAGTGTCGAGATGTACACAACGCGATTAGGTTCGTCTACGGACAGCCACTCCGTGTCTTTGTCGATGTTCACGCCCAGCTCCTCGAAGCCCCGCACGAGCTTGGTCTCGATGCGGGTCAGGCGGTTCATCAGTTCTTTTTCGATGTAGTTGCTCATGGCAGTCCTTGTGTTAATCCCGTGGGATTAGAGTGCCACCTTGACACGTGTGCCAAAGGGCTCGGGTGGGTGGCTGTAGCCGATGTCGGCCCAGATGGTAGGGAATGGCGGCTCCTCGCACTCTTGCAAGTTACCCTCCATATCAGTGAAAAAGATCATGCCGCAATACCGCTCGCCTGTCTTGTCGAAGTGCTCGAACACAGGCTGAAACCGTGTGCCGCCACCGCCCGATGGGCGCAGCTCAAGCAGCTCGTCACGCTCGAAGCGCTCGACACGGGTCACCGCGTAGTCGCAGTACACCACCTCAACAAACTCGGGTTGCAGGTCGTCGACGATCGCCTGAATCTCAGCAGCGATCTGATTGCATTCCTTGGGGCCCATAGAACCAGAGGTGTCGAAGCCAATAGCCAGACCACCCAGTGCGTCAGAGCGCAGCGATGGCAGGTACAGACCGGAGCCGATGAACCTACGCGATGGGCGCATGTATGTATAGTCAGCAGCGCAGCTCTCGGTCATCATGGAGCGGCACACATCTTGCCAGCGCACCATGGGCTCGCCGACTTTGTCCAGCACACGGTCGATCAGGCTTGAGCCTTGGCCGCAGTCCTTGGCCATCTTGGCAGCAGCGACAATGGTCGCCTCCATGTCCACACGGGTTGCGTCATCCTGTGCATCGTGCAGGTCGCCTTGGCCGTCGAAGCCACCACCGTTGGTGTTGTCCTCCTCGTCACCCTCGCCGTCACCTGAGCCACCGCCGTTCTTCTGCTGCTCTTGTTGCTGCTCCTTGAGCTTGTTGTACACGTACTCGGAGCTGTGCTCTTCCCTGACCCAGCCGATGTGCACACCGCCCTTGGGCAGCTGCCAGCCGCGTGACTTGATGTACGCGTTGATGAGCGCGTCGTTGGCCACGTTCCAGATTTTGGGGTCGCGCCCCTCACGACGCCACATGTGCATCAGCACCACATGGCAGGACTCGTGCAGCACGAGACCGAACAGCTCCTCGTCTGTCAGCTTCTCGCACCACGTTGGGTTAAAGCGTACCCAGTTGCCGTTGGTTCCCGCAGTGGGAACCTTGTCTGAGACCTCGCGCTTGACGCGGGTCATGACTGCAGCGATGAACGCTTCGCGCAGTCCGAGCTTGCTGTATGCAAGGTCAATACGATCCATAAGTGCCATGATTTTCTCCAGTGAATAAGTGATGTGGTAATCCCATGGGATTAGCCTGCTGCAAATTCTAACGCAAACAACGCATACACGTGTCGCTTGGCTGCAAAGAAGTCATCGAAGTGCATGACGTCATCAAAGTCGTTGCGTGAAAGTACGACACCTTTGCAGTGGCCCAAGAAACCACCATCGGCGGTCGCAGGGCGCACTGTCGCAAAGAACTCTCGTGTCTTGTACGCACCACCACGGCTGTACTTGGCAAAGCGTTCGACGTTGAATGTCCAGATACCGCCGTAGGTAAACTCCTCGACAAGCACAGGCTTGTCGTTTGTGTAGGGGTGCTTCACTGACGCCATCACTTCATGGAGAAAGCATTTTGGTTCGCGATGGCCCACTTGCTGAACGCAGGCGACTTGGTGATGGACTTGTCGCGCTTGTGTGCCAGCTTGATGGTCAGCGTCTGCACGTCACCGGGCATCTTCTCCAAGAACTTCCATGCCTTGTCGAAGTTGTCAGCGTCAAGGCGTGTCGCCAAGCCCATCGCAACGCAGTAGCGCACGTTGAGTTCCTTGGGGATAGGCACGTCCTTGCCCTGCAAGATGTCCTCGATGCGTGGCATGGTCTCCCACACACGCAGGTGTGTCTCAAGGATCATGGCAGCTTCCTCACCCACATCACCCTTGATGAGCTCGACACGGTCTTGCACGGGCAGGTCGATTTCCAGTGTGTGCGACACAGCGAACCACGAGCGTGGTGATGGGAACGGCTTGATGTCACCTGTGGGCTCGAACTTGTGCAGCAGGTCAGGGCGGTCTTGCAACAGAGACAGAATCTCTGGGCGGATGCCACGTGTGATGGCATGGCTCACGAAGTCGTCGATGGTGGTGGACACGTCGATGTCACACATGCGGTTCTGCAGCGGAGCTGCGAGGTTGAACGTGACACCGCGATCTGTCTTGCGGTTGCCCGCAGCGATGACCATCCACTCGGCAGGGATGCCGAAGTCCTCGGGTGTGAGCGTCAGCTGGTACGCAGCAGCCTGCACAGCAGGGGGAGCGGATGTGATCTCGTCGAGGAACAGAATGCCAGCACCGTCAGCAGGCAAGAAGTCAGGGCGTGCCCAGTATGTGCGGCCTTCCTTGACGTGCGGGATACCGCGCAGGTCAGTCGGGTCCATCTGTGCAAGGCGCAGGTCGACAACACCGCGCCAGTTGGGCACGTGCTCAGCGAGCAGCTTGGATGTTTGGAACACGACCTCGGACTTGCCGATGCCCGATGGGCCGCGCAGGAATGTG